TAAATGTCATGTTTTATTTCCTATCTGTTTGTGCCGTAGGTACGGGTGGATGTGTGTAGAGAGGTTTCCAGTTAGGGCTGTCATCCTTTGGCTCATACTCATCGGCATAAATCCATTGGCACAAGTCGGACACATCGCCTTCATGTTCTCTGCGCCACGCCACAGGCTCCTGCTCTGGCTGTGGTGGGGTGGTGTAGCCAACTAGCGAGCGGCCAAACTTTGTGATGCCATAAATGCCGCGACTGGTGTGATGAATGACACCAATCTCTGCTAGCCGCCTCATCATCGTCTTGGGTACGTCATAGCCTTCACCGTCTTCGCAGGTTTCATTGAAGCGCTCAAAGGCTTCTCGCTCGTCATCGGTAAGCCACGCCACAGGCTCCTGCTTTGACTGTGCCAACACTTTGTCGATAGCGTCGAGCGCCTCGTCCACTTTCGTGTACCAGCGCAACACGGTTGATTTGTGTGGAAGTAGCGCCTCACGCGCCAGCTTTAATGCGTCACGATCTGTCATGGCTTACTCCTTGCCTCGTGGTGGTGTGCAGGTGTGCAAATCCCAATCATTGCTGCCCAACCGCTTGCCGCAGCGTGGGCAGAAGTTGCGCTCTTGTTCAACTTGTAAGATTTGCTTACAGGTTGGTTGAACAGTCAAGGACTCCTTGACAGTTGGCTGTGCCAAGGCTTCTTTGATGTAGTTGTCGCGTCCTTTTATCCAGTGAGCATCTTTAGTTGGGGCTTGGTCTTTACCTCCAAATGGATACTCGCTGTTATAGCCTTCTGCACTGTCGTTGAATCCAGCCAAATAAGCAGCTTCCAAAGCGGCCTTCAGTGCTTCGTCTTTTTTCATTTCTTCATGCTCCTTACAAACACCGCAAAGCTAGCTGCTGTGTCGCCCAGTCCCTTCATTGCGTCAAATTCTTGAGCCACTTCCTCAAGCACATCGTTGCGCAGCTTGTCGTAAAACTGCTGGGGTGTAAGGGCTTCAGATTCCATGATCTGACGCTTGCGCCAGCCTTGAGCGCGAGCTATATCGTCGAAGGCTTCATCTTCGGGTGTTTTCATTTCATTTCCTTTGCTTTGCTAGGTGTTTTCCCTATTGTTGTTTATCGACTACAAACCACTCTGGCTTGAGTTCTTTGAGCCGGTAAACCGCCAGAGGAGGGATGCCTCGGGTTTTCCATTTGTAGGTTGATGTTGTACGCATACCGAGCAGCTTGGCCACTTGGTACAGCGTCACGCCTTTGGGGAGTTGGTCAATGTTCATGCGGCCATCTTAACAAATGTTGTCCTGTTGGAACATATACCCAACTATTCCAGAGGGATATTACTTGCCGAAGTGAAAATGGTGGTACAGTTCGTTCACTCCCTGGCTGACAGGGTACTTTTAAGGAGATTGAAATGAAGATTGATTTGAGTGAACTGATTGAGGCACGGGACGCGCTTAAAGAGCTTGTAGCCGCTTGCCAGAAAATCAATGGCGCAGACTACCTGCCATTGGTAAAACCCTCTGCAAAGGCTTCTATGGCCGCTGGGATGCTGAATTTTTACATCAGAGAAGCATCCAAGGGAGTTTCGTTGGAGGTGCAGCAATGATTACCTACATTGAAGTCTACGAACTCCCCGACCTGCCCGACAACGAAGAGTTCAACACACGATTCCCCGAGGCTTATTCCATGCGCGTGGAATACGATGAACGCGAAGACGACAATGGTTTCTTTCGCGGCTACATCATCGAGGCTTACCTGGGCGACATTGATGTGACCGAGTACCTGTCAAAAAAAGACCATATTCGTATTTCTAATTGGATTGAGGAGTCCTGAAATGAGTTTAGATCGAGTAATTGCAGACCAACAAAATCGCATTGATGAACTGGAAAAGAGAGTCAGTGACTTGCTTGAAGGAACAAAGAAACTGCTTGAGCAAAACGCCAAAGTGTTCAAGCGCCATGATGAATTGTTTGAAGCATGGGCAAGGTTTCTGGATGAGGACACTCCAGATCCTGATGGCGACCCAAAAAAATGGGAACGCTATTGTTCCCTGCGTCATGAAGTGCGTATGCAGATGTTAGACACCGGGTATTGCCTGCGCTGCTATGACTTCATCTGTACTTGTGATGAACATGGGTACTGAAATGAAATGGCTGTTCAACATCTTCAGCGGTCATTCCTACACGGAATCAGACCAGACCCGCATCTCGGAAGAGGGCAGGGTTTACAACAAGTTTGGCAACGATTGGCTTGCCGATAATGGCGATCTCATCCAGCGTGATGGGAACCAGTTTATGAACACCCGCACAGGTGTGCGCTCAGAATCGGGCGATCCCTTTGAAGACTGAAAGGAAAACAATGGAAAAATGGACAATGCCACCCGGCACAAAACGAACTGACCCCAGCATCCCCGCAAGCGATCCCAAGTTTGTGTGGACAAATGGAGCAGATGTACAGGCAACATGGAAACGACACGGGTGGACGCCTCCTAGTCTGTTCAAGACTCCCCCTCCCCCTGAAAAAGAATACATGGACGTACCACGGATCAAACGATACAAATGAAACAAGCAAACGCATTCGACTGGATGAACTACACCGAGCAAGAACGGGCCAGGAAGGGCATTAAAAACCCCTACAAGAGCACGAATCACTTTGCCGGTATCAGCCTGGGGGCAACCAAAGCCCGTGAGCGTACAAACAACCAAGGGACGATTGACCTGCCCAACACACGCAGGGACTTGCGCCCCAAGGTCTTTGCGGTGTACAGCAAAGCAGTGCCGAGCAAATGAAATACTTTGCATGGTATGAAAAAGCAAAGCAAGAAGGTGAATTTATGAAAAACTTTATCGAAGAGTACAAGGAAGAAAATGCCGCAGTTCAATACTGCCCCTACTGCATGACGCTGCGTGGCAACCAGTTGTCCTGCTGCGGGGAATACGGCCATTGGATCGCCTTCAAAGACCTTGACGACAACACACAAATGGAAATCATCAAAGAAGAGTACGACAGTGCTTATGGAGTAAGAAAATGAATATCTACCAGAAACTCAACTTGGCACGGGAAAAATTCCATGCCTCCCCCCTCAAAAAATCAGGCCACAACAAGTTTGCCGGGTACTACTACTTTGAACTTGGCGACTTCATTGTCCCTGCCATTCAGATTTTCAAAGAAGTCGGCCTGACATCGGTTATCCAGTTTGGCAAAGAACTGGCAAGCATGACCATTTTTAACGCTGACAAGCCTGAAGAGTGCATCATGTTCACCAGCCCCATGTCGGAGGCCAATCTGAAGGGATGCCACCCGGTCCAGAACCTGGGTGCTGTCGAGACATACATTCGCCGTTACCTGTGGGTTACAGCCCTTGAGATCGTTGAACACGATGCACTGGACTCCACCACTGGCCGCAAGGGTGACGCCCCTATCGTCACGCCCAAGGGCAACACAGGCGAAGACCTCCCCGAGGAGGAGAAAGAGTTCCTTCGTGAGATGGCAGCATCTTGCGAGGAATTGGTTGGACAAGGTAAAGCAAAGGAAGCCATGCAGATGGTCAACGATGCCCAGCTTGAGTCTGACCAACAAGTATGGCTTTGGAGCCAACTCCAGGCATCTACACGATCAGCAATCAAGAAAGCGAAAACAGCATGAGCGAAAAACTGGACCTCATCGCCATCATTGGCGAATACACAACTGCCCAAGGTGAAACAAAGAAAAAGTTCACCAAGATTGGCACACTGTTCAACAAACCCAACGGCATCAGCATCAAACTCGATGCAGTGCCGGTGGGTGGTTGGGATGGGTGGGCGTCAGCCAAGGAGCCTCTGCCCCGTGGTGAAGCACCTGCCCGTGAAAGCTCTCAACCCACACGCCGAGGCGGCAATGGGTTTGAGAATATGCGAGATGACATCCCCTTCTAAGGAGTAGAAAATGAAAAAAGCACTTGTAATCGCAGCCTTGTTTGTTTGTGGCTATGCAATCGCACAATGCCCTCCCCTCACTCGGTATGAGTGTGTGCAGATGCCCAACGGCAAAATGGCTTGCGCCTGTCGATAATCGGATGAAATCGGATAAAAACGGATGAAAACGGGGGAAAGGCAACGAGTACCCCATCTGGAGAAATTTATGGAAATCAATGGGAAAACAGTAGATCGAGCAAGTCTGTCAGTAGAAGGTGTCCACGCATGGGACTACCCTGACTTTTGTGATGCCCACTTTGTTGGCGCAACATTTGAAGATGGGACCCCGTTGACAGACGAAGAAATGGAAAAATTGAACGAAAACTACAGTGATGTACTGTGGGAAATGGCCTACGAATCTCTGCACTAAAAGGAATTGAAATGAGCAAAGAAACTGGAATTAGCAAAGTGTGGGCATCAGCAGTGCCCTGGTCAGATCGTGCCCTCCATATGCTGGCTGTTTATGCCTATAAATCCAAGGGTGAGTTCACCCTGGATGGCTTTAGGGAATACGCAGAAGCCCGTGGATTGGGCCACCCCCACCATGAAAATGCCTGGGGGGCTTTGATGCACACAGCAGCCAAACAAAACCTTATCAAGCCAAGCGGAAACCTGTATCCTAGCAACCGTCCAGAAGCTCACAAAAGGTTGATCAGATCATGGGTGCTTATGTGATTGGCGTAATCCTTGTCCTGGCCGTTGGTGGCCTTACAACCCTGCTTGTCATTGGCGCATTCTTTGCCGTCCTAGAGGCCATGCAAAATGAGTGAATGGCAATACATTCTCCTGCAAATAGACGAGAACGGGGAAATCGTCGAAGGGATAGACGTTACCGACGAGGTGGTCTGTCTTTACAAAAGGATCGAGTTTCTAGAAGCCAGCAATGAAGGCTTTAAGAAACTCGTCCTTGATGGCCTAAAGCCTACTGTCCACTGAGGAACATGGCTCGTTCATCAATGCGGCGCTTTTGCAGCCCTTTGAGAATCTTGCCACCAGCCATGCAATACTTCAGAAGTTCTTCCGCAGCGCCAGCCATGTCGCCACGAAGAACCTTCTGACGGAGGGTGCTTCGCTGTAGCGTTCCCAGACCAACATTGAAAGAGAAGCTGACAAGAGCATCAAACTGACCTTGTGTAAGGGCAACTGGGCAATACTGGGCCACACCTCGTTCAAAGCGGGCCAAATCTGCTGCAAGGATTGCATTGACTTCCTCCATGCTGAACTTGCGGTCGTCGGCGGGGAGCAGTGCCCAGCCATCCCGTTGGTCGATCTTCAGTTTCCCTTGCTCGGGGTAAAGAACGTGTCCAACGCCCACAGTCCAAAGTTTTGCAGGGCACTTGTACGGCTTTTGTCGAACACCCTCATGGTGTTTTATAACCTCGAGGGCTTTGGCGCTGACTTTCATTTTCCGAATGCCCGACCACCAAAGTGGAAAGCAATGATGCTGGCAAACAAAGCCTGAGTATCAGGATCCCAGAGTTGTTCTGCCAGGACAGTCAGTTCAACATCGTGACGGAACCCGTGGACGATCAGAGCAATGTCAATCACCACCAGCAGGAGAAAGAAGCCGTAGGTAATCACGGGGCGAACGCTGGCACGCAAGTCTTTCATCCACTGGCTTGTGCCTTCGTTCAGGGCCGTGTCGTGGGCGTAGATGGCTTGCATCTCGGCCTGTTGCGCGCCGATCAGGGCTTGCTTTTCCTGGGACTTGGTCTCGATCTCGAGCTGCTGGGTTTCGATCTGCTCGATGCGCTCCTGAGCCTCTAGACCAGCTTTACGCAAGGACAATTCACGCTCGGTCTGGAGTTGGGCAAGAGCCATCTCGTGCTTCTTGTCGGCACGGTCCTGAAACATATCCAGAATCTTTGGTAGTCCCCCGGCCAGAAAGGAAATGAGGGATGAAAGTAGGGTCAGCATTACTGTTTACTCCTTGAAAGCATGGTTGCGGCGATAGAAAGCATGGTGCGGGTCACCTCTAGGTCGTCAGGCTCCTCGGACCACCCAACAGTGATCTGCCCAACAAACCGGCCAGGGTCCGGGGGAACTGAAATTCGGCAGGTGTAAGAAACCCCCTTGGCTATGTACCAAAGGCCCATTTCACTTTGAGCAGCCTTGTAAGGTCCACAGGGGATTTCGTTTGCCATCAGGCGAACAACATCAGCGTTGTTGGCTTGGTTGGTGGTGAACAGGCCAACATCCAGACCGTCGTTGGTCTTGTCCCGCCCTTCCTTTGTATAAGCCCTGTAAAGCACACGAGTGCCAAACATAGGGTTGACCTTAAAGACGGCCACAATCGTGGCTCCAGTGGTCTTAAAAACGTGGGCAGAAGCATCCTCTACCCTGTCTTCAGCAATGGATGGGAGTTTCTGCTGTTCCTTGTATGCCCCAATGAGCAATTCCTGGTTTGTCCAGGCAAAGTAGCCAGCAAAGGCCAGAACGCCCATGATGACCACGGCGATCAGTTTGAATGGGCTGTCAACGTAGGCCAGTACCTTGCTCAGGGTGTCGTTCGGATTCAGCTTGTCGTCGCTCATCTTCTACCTTCTTCCTTAGCTTTTCCACTTTCTCGTATTGCTGGCGTGTCTGCTCTTTGGCCGTCATGGTGTCCATGTAGATCATCCCGATCAATGGCAACAACATGGCAAAGACGACAACCATCGCCAGTAGCCCCATCAGAAACCCCATCTTGTCCTCCGATCCAGAACTATCAGCCACATCAGAAGCCCTGCGTACCCCATTAGAGAAACCACCACTACCGCGTAAATCGCCTTGTCCTGCAATACGCTGATTAGCCTTCTTCGTCGCCATGCTGCTTCTCTGTCCAACTGCGCCTTCTTGGCTCGTGCTACGGTCTGTTCTTCAACAATCTTGTCCTTCATGGCCTCAAACCGAGTCCACAAATCCCCTAGCTCTGGAGGACTGTTGTACACCAACAATTCCCTGAGTTCGGCCTCCAACTTTTCCATCCTAGTCCGACGCAATTCCCTCAACAGCGCACGTTTGGCAATAGATTCACTGCCGGTGTACACCTCCTTTGACTTTGCTTCCTCCTCGTAATAATACTGTTCCCATTTGTCGAATATGTCAAAGAACTCCCCCAACTGGTCCCCGATCTGTGTAATCACATCGTTGGGATCAGTCTGGGAAGCAGACTTGACTCTTTGCTTTTCTTGTTCAAGCTGTGCGACAGCTTCTTTGGTAATCTTCTTGCCTTCATGTTTCTTGTAAAACTGTTGGTCAAGATCGTCAATGATCTCTTTGACGTTACCTACTGCACCCTTGATGTCTTTGTAAAGTTGGCAACCCTTCTTTACTGCCGCCACAGCGGCATTCGCCATTGCAAGGATGGTTACGGGATCAATGGCTTACTTCTTTACAACTGTTGACCACCACAAGGCGGCAATAGAAAAAGCCCCCGCAATCCACAAAATAGGCTTGGCAGCAGTGGCAATCCAACCAAGGACTTTGAACGCCCCCTGGACGGCCTGAAAAGCCCCTACAAGCTCTTTTGTGTTGGAGTCTATGTGATCCACCTTGCCTTCAACAGCAACAAGGCGTTCATAGATTTGTTGATGCGTGACTTCTTCCATCATTTCCTCAAATAATCAGAAGGGGGAGCGATGCCTCGACCTGCACCTACGTTGTAAGCCTGTGCCGGTGTGATGCCACGACCACCACCAACCATGCCTTCATAACGTCGTTTGGCAAGTTCGTATTGTTCATTTTCGCCAAGCTCTCTAGATTGAGCAAAGGGCAAAACAAAGAAGTCTGTAGCAATGTCGGTCATTTTGCCGAAATCTCTACGTTGGGCAGCTTCAGCAAACCCAGGCAAAGCCATCAATGCTGCAACACCAGCACCACTTGTCATGGCTTTTTTCATGCCATGAGTCAAGTTAATCTTGGGTCCTTCCATGTTGACCTTGCGCCATTCTTTGATAATTTTGTTTTCTTCTGGGGAAAGGCCACCACCTTTGCCTTGAGGAAACTCAGGTGTCTTGCCAAGGATTTCTTTTACCTTGCCATAAGCAGCTTCGCCTTCAGCGCCACCACCATACTGAGACACCAAATAGTTTTTCATGCCTTGTTGCTGTTTGGTCAACGCGGCTTCAGGTGATACTGCTTTTTCTGGTGCTTTGGCTGCTGCTTCTTTTGCGGCTTTCTCTTTAGCGGCGGCTTCGTTTGCCAATCTGTTTTGCTCAGACTTGGCAAGCAATTCTTTTTCTTGTGCAGTCAATCCAGTTGTTTGCTCCATAGCTGCCTTTGAACCGGCTTCAGGCTCAAGGAAAGGCTCATTAGGACGTACTTGGCTTTCGTACATCTTCGGCTCAATGCGCTCGGTTTGAGTGGAAGGGCCGAACATTCGATCTTTTAATGTTTTGCCACCAGTTGTAGATTCTTTTTCGTTGCCCAGCAATTTGCTTGCGGCATATGCAGCAACAGGCAAAGTCAACAAAGGCAAATAATCTTTGATAGGGTTTAGAACATCAGAAACTTGACCGCCAACAGTTTTGATTACGTTGGGCGCTTTGGGAGGCTCAACAGATTGTTGCAATTGTTTGAAAGATGAACCAACATCCTTAACTAAAGAAGATTCCCCAAGATTAGGCATCGCCGCACCAGCAGTCACTGGAGGGGCAATACCTGTGGATTTGGTTTCAACTTTTGCTTTTTCAGCAGGTTCCAAAGGTCTATCCAAATAAACCTGTGAAGGATTGACATCTTTTTTCATGGACCCAACAGGGTTCAAAACACTGTCAAGCTCATCATGGGAAAACTCTTTGTAATCTGCCATTTTTACTCTCCAGGTGAAATGCCAACTTGATTGTGGCTATCCACAATTAAAGAACCTTTTGGTGGGCGAACATTTTTCCCTGAAATTTGAGTTTTGTATTTGTAATCATAAGTGTTGTGAATGGCTTTGTAGAGGTCAGACTTTTGGAATTTTTCAGACAAAGCATCCAAATCTACAGCTTTACCAGTCAAGGCTTGCTCTCTTTGAGCGCGATACAAATCACGCGACCATGCAGCCAACAAAGCATTGTTGCGTTGCTGAACAACACGGTTTTGAATGATTGCATCGTGACCGCTTAAGTTGGGGTCTGTATCTGGAATGTTTACATAGCCAGGAGGCACAACTCTGGTGGGGATGTTTTTGTAAGCCGCTTCATTGTCTAAATTCAGAGCATTAAAACGAATGAAATCATTGAATTGCTCAGGCTTAATTACGCCCTGCATTTCTTCCATGATCTTGGCTTGCAGGTTTTGAGTGGTTTGCTGACCAGCAGATGCGGCTGCGGCTGCTTGTTTCGATTCTGCTCCACTAACACCAGTTGTTGTTTGACCAAGAGTGGTTCCACCGATATTGCCACCAGCGCCGATTTTTGCACCAGGAGGAACGATTGCTCCTTCAGCACCGCCAGCACCACCAGCGCCTGTTCCAACATTAAATCCAGCTTGTGCGCCTTCGCTTTGAAGACCACCGGCTTGTGCGCCAAAACGTCGAGAAGCCTCCGAGGACTGGCTCTTGTTGATCATGTTCAGGGTGTTGATATACCCCAAAATTCTTTGACGTTTTTCTTGCGGCAAGCTACCGAAATGATTTAGAACGTCTTTGAGACTTCCAGATAATTTCAGTTGTTCATCAATGTTTCGGTTTGATGTACTGGCAAGTCTTGCAGCGTTGTAAGCATCATTGGTCGCAGTGTTAAATTGCGATGTCAAGCCTTGATTTGCCAATTTGGCATTGGTTTGTGCATTTTGCCAATCAGTTGTTTTAATTGCTTGCTCGTCAGACTTTGAAATAACGCCGCCTCGGTCCATCAAGTCTTGGACTTCTTTGCTGCTTAATTGGCGACCAGTTTTAATATCACGATACACATTGTTTGCACCGCGCTCGTTATATTCCTTGATGACACGTTGACCAGTGGGAGTGCGAGCTTCTTCTTCGGTGATAAACCCGCCGTTGTATGCTTTATAGGCTGCACCAAGATTTTGAGTCAGCAGACCAAGAAACACGTTGCCCCATTGAGGGCGAGTGTTCATTTGGTAATCTTTGGTTTCTTCACTTTTTTGACTGACTGTATCTGCCAATCTTTTTCTTGCTTCAGGATCGCCAGTAGCAGCCTGATTTGCTTGAACAACAATTTTTCGGAATCCTTCGTCAGGATAATCCAAAACAACTTGTGCAACTCCACTACGCGCAGCAGGGTCTGCCGGAATAACAGTTTCCTTCATTGGAGGCACAGCGGCTTCATATGTAGTTTGATCAGCCATTTCAGATTCCTCGATTCATGTGGAAGGCTTCATCGTCATCCAAATTCTTGGTGTAATCGTAAGGATCACGTTGTTGAGCAGCAGGAGTAGTTCCAGGTTGAGCAGCGCCAGTTTGAGGCATCACAGGAGCGCCTTGAAGGTTTTGAGCAGTTCCAAAAGCACCTTTGAAATCACCTTGACCAACTTGACCTGCCATAGTGCCAAGATTGGAAAATGTGTTTTTGACACCAGTCATGGCATTTTGGATGCCAGCAGTTTGCTGATTAAAAAACTCAGAAAAACTCCCCGGAGGTTTTACAGGAGCGCCAGCAGATGGAGGAGCAAAACCACCAGTATTGCGATCAAGCCCAGCGTAGGTTGCCCAATCGGAATACTTCTGAGGATTTGCAAATCCAAACTGAAATGCTTGTCCAGCCATCATTTGCTCCCAAAGTTAAAGCCCATGCCTTTGCCAGAACTTTGACCTGTGGAACTTTGGGTTCCGGCATAGTTCGGTGTTGTAGAAGCCTGGGGCACACCATACACCACGCTGGCGTACTTGGAGTACACATCTTGAGGGGTTCCAGCGTAACCGATCCGTGCAGCAGCAGCCTGATTGGCTCCGGTAAGAGCGCCTTGACCAGCAGACATAAGCTGTTGAGCAGCAGCGGCTTTGTTGGCTTGCACACCAGCACGGGCGGCGGCGGCGGCGGTGGCCTGACGTTGCGCTCCAAGTTGGGCAAGGTTTTCGTCTGCCAAGGCTTGACGAGCGCCTCCTAGACCACCTGCGGCCCCGTACATGGCATTCTGACCTGCCAACTGCTCACGGGTGGCTTCACGGCCTTCTTGGAGGGCTGCTTGGACCTGCTGACGCTCATACTGAGGATCAAACAGGCTTGCCAAACCCGCCATGCCACCAACCAAACCAGCACTTCCTGCGGCTTGTTGAAGATTTCCGGTCTGTCCGGCAACATTTATGGCTTGTTGGGCAGCGGTAGAGGCGGCTGGCATTGTTTGGCTCATAACCTCTTTTGCACCCTGCACGGTCCCTTCATATGCCGGAAGGAAAGTATTTTTCAGTGCGGCATTTTGAATGGCAAGTGTTTCTCGTTGTTCAGGGGTCAACTGAACCTGTTGAGATTGACTGCCGGAGGATTTTCCCATTCCCATGATTAAGCCCCTTTACCTTTGCCGTGCGTGGCAGGTTGTTGCGTGGAGGCATTATCGCCCATACCCACAGTGTTTGCATAGCTATTTGGCTGACCAACCCGTGGCTGTCCAGATAGCGGCGAATAAGTATTTCCTCCCTTTCCCATTGGCTGGGTAGGGGTCGGTTGATAGCTGGCAGGTTGTTGGAACGTGCCATAGTTCATACTAGGAGCTTGGCCTTGTTGATACGTCGCGTTGACAGGTTTTTGCGACTCAATTACTCCAGAAATTGCTGAACCCATTCCCATGATTGCCCCTTAAATTTTCGGAATCAAAATTGATGAATCGTTGTAGTTTGCTTTTACATCCGTGCAATACCCAAGGAAACTTCCAGATGAGTTGTACATAGATGTAAAACCACAATTCAAAACCAAGCCATAATTTCCAGCGGTAAATTGTTTGTTGCCACCATAATTGACAGGAATGCTCAAATAACCAAATCCACTAGAAAAAGATGTTGCTATTTCTCGACTCAAATTGTATTGACTTGTTGAAATGTCATATACCGTTCCAGTACCTGTTCCAACACCAGTTGCAGAAAAAAGCAAAGTAACAGTATTGCTTGCAGCGCCAATAGAAGTGAAATTGGTTGTTCCCAAAGTCCTGATTATGTAAAGACGGCCAGAAACTGTTTGTGTTGCAGGAATTACTTTATAAAAAGCATACAACAAACTAGAAGCGACAAAGTTTGTTGAAGCATAAGTTCTTGCAATATATAAAGATGTGTTTGCAGACACATTGACTGTCAATGTGGTTGGCACAGTGAAATCAATCAATGGAATGTAATAGTAGGTACTTCCAGAAACAAGTGTGTAAGTGTTTGCGGTAGTAGATGAATAATCTATGAACCCATTCAAATACAAAGCAGAACCATTGAACACCATGTTGGTGGTGCTATTACCAAAAGCAAAGTTCCCTGTGTCATAAATATGAGCGCCAGTACCTGTCATGGAAGTGCCATTGATTGCAGGGTTTGAGCCAATAGTTAAATCACTACCAGTGATGTCAACAGCGTTCAAACTTCCTGCGGTAATTGTTCCCAAGTCTGCACTGATGGCGCTCAACTGACCAACCTTCAAGCTGGACAGATAAGGTGAATTCCATGTGGTCAGGTTTGTAACCGGGTTGTAGATACCATCAGACTGAAACAAATATTCGTTTGCGGCCAACGAAGGAGGGGTTGCTTGCCAAGTCTCACTTCCACCCCAAGTGTTCGGTGGAGGAAAACTGCTGTTACCAGTTGTTTGATAGGTTGCAGGAATGCTAGACAAAGATGAGGAAGTTGTCTTTGCGTAACAAATCCTGGCAGAAGAACCATCAGACCCAGAAATGACATCCAAATCAATAGATGAGCCATTGTCAAAAACGTACAAAGAACTTGGCGCAGATGTGCTGATCACATAGCTGATCTGGCGTCCACCAGTCACTGCGTAATAAAAACTCTTTGTGGTTCCAAATCCACCAGTAACCTTGGTCCACAAATAGTCAGCAGGGTTTGTAGATTCAACAGAACTGTTGGAGTTTCTCAACCCATAGTATTGACGGTTTGTTTGTGTGTTGCTGAAGTTAACAGAGCCATCAAAGCTGTCTGCATACTTCACTGCAAGGTATTTGTACAAGTAGCTGACCACTGTTCCATCAGGACCAGTGACTTGTCCTGTGTTTGGATCAGCAGTCACATTGATGCTGAAATTACCAAGCAGGTAATTTACAGCTTCTGCAATCTCAGAAAGCGATGGTTGGCCGTCAAGTGCGAATGGCATCAGTAAGCATCCTCAACAACAGTGGCTTGCCAATTTAATGCAGTCAGATTCCAGGTGTCTGTTGCATCGTTGGACTCAACCTTGACCGATATAGTTCGCACATCGTTTTGTTGGACGTTGACCCAAGGAGTATCGGTGTCAACATCAGTGCTTTCTGTTTCAGCATAGGTAGGAGCCTGGGCGGTAGAGTTGGCCCCACCAATTGTGATGTCAATTTTTCCAGTTCCAGCCACTTCAGGAAGAACCCGGTGGATGTAGCTTTTGCAGGAATAAGGAACCGGACCTTTGTCAGATGTAAGCACAGCATTGTTGCGCTCAAACAAGGTAGGAATAGGCTCATCGTTGATGAACGAATTGCCAATGTTGGTCTGAATCAACTTCTGATTTGCAACACCGCCACGAGCATACGTCACCGTTCTGGAAGCCAAATTAAATCCGTCCTCAGTGAATACAGGAGCTTCGCAAGCATTGCAAGCGCCCATCACATCTTTGGGAGCATTCCAGACCTGAAGGTCATAGCGCCAAGACAACATCTTGTTGCACCAACCAGTGCTGTTTAGATCAGGATAGTAAATCTCGATCTGGTATTTTTGGGTGTTGTTCACCATGAAAATACGGTCAGAATAGGTTGGGTTCAGATTGGCAAAGAAGTAGTTGCGAACCTTTTGATTTCCAAGTGATTGAAAATTCGATCCATCAAACACCCAAATATCCCGGCTGTCGATGCCATACACATTGGTGTCCGTGTTGGTCCAGCAATTGTTGTTGAACAACCCACGGCCTTGGTTGAACAGGCGAACACCAAAGATTGGTGCTGTCGTGTTCTGGTAGGCAATCGGGCTGAACACCACAGTATCCCAATACGAGCATACATAGAAGTTACCACCCAAGAAAAAGCCATCAATCAGAGGTCCACGGACAGGCACTTCCTGCTCGTTGGCGACGTTGTTCAGCGTGGGCATCCAGGTTGCAGGTGCGCCAGTGTTGGCAAAAGCCTGTGACCAGCGCACGGTGGTGGGGTAGTTCACAGTTGTGCCGCTACCTGTGTAATCTTTTGTAATGTTTCCTGCAATCAGAATGTTGCCCACGTTTGGGGAGCAAAAGTTTCGCACAAACCCAGCGCGAGTGGCAGAAGCCCCAACATCGTAGTTCCAGACATAGTAATCTGGAGCCGCGTCGTACAAATAGATTTCCGTGGCTGTAGGCAGGAAATACATGGGAGGACGCAGAGTGTCATTGATGAAAAACACGTTCCCAACCCAAGAAGAAGTGATGTTCACATCTTCAGAATATCCAGACAGATAAGCAGCAGGATTACCGCCAACACCAGGGGTGATATTGGTAATGCCCGATGGGGTAATCATGTACCAATAGCCTTTGTTTACATCAATCGTGCAGACAATGTAAACAAAGGAAGATTCGGATCTAAACCCACCGTCCATGAAGATGGGGGTGTGCGGAATGGCAGAAAGGATTTCCTGCTCACCATAGATTTTCTTGACGCCACGAACATCAGCTTCGACGTTCAAACCGCTGTTGTACTCGTTCGGCCCCAATGCGTTGCTAGGAACATCAGGTGTGAAGCTCATGTTCAGGAAAGGGGTCCGTAAACGAGTGTAATCAGTCATGGCTCAATCTCTTCAGTCATCTGGTCCAGGTTGCTCAAAAGACGGGCATCTGTTGGGTTGAATTCTAATGCTTTCTTACAGAATTCAATAGCCTGACCTTTGATGCCAAGGTTCCATGCCGCAATGCTGGCAAGGTCGTATGGCTTCTCAGTCCAAACGCTCGGGTCCATCGTATATACAGCTTGCTTGTCGGTTATTCGCAAAGCGGATAATGCCGCAGCATAACTCTCTGCCCACATACCGCGCCGGTAGGTAGCCATCGCCAAGTCAACCCACGGTTCACGGGTTCCTGGGGCTTCAGCCACCGCCAAGCGGTAGTATTTCATTGCTTCTTCTGCATTGCCAAGTTCATCATAGCTTTTGCCCAGCAATCTAAAGGCATAGCAGCGTTCATTCGGCCAAGTAGCACCTGGGAGTGCCAGATACTTGTTTAGAGCCTGTATGGCGTCATTCCAGCGGTAATGAAAGGTAAGTTCCCTCGCATAGTAAAAAGCGTTTCTAGGGCACTCTTTGTCTTCCGTCACCGCCACTGTGAGCAGGTCAAGATATTGTCCACGGGACTTGGTTGGGTCGGGATGGTGGCTAACCAAAAGCATATCTGTATGCGCCCAAACCTCGACGGTTCTGGGATCAGGTACAGGATATTCATGGCAAGGGTGATGAAAACGATAGCCGTGACGAGAAAAAATTTTTTCGTAATAAAACGCAATCCCACAACCCCAATCAAATCTATACCGCAAACGTGTTGTTTCTGGTTTCCAGACACGTTCAATTTCTTCCCTCCACCCAGGTTCCAATACTTCATCCAAATCCAAAGAAATTATGATGTCAATGTCTCTTGGGACAAGAGCAATAGCCGCATTTCTCGCCAAATCAAACCGCCAAGGACTAATACAGATGTTGTGAACAGTGGCCCCACAGGCTTCTGCCACAGCAACGGTATTGTCCGTTGAGCCAGTATCGGCTATCACAATTAAATCAGCGTCTTTTGCAGACTCACAAAATCGTTGAACAAAATTTTCTTCGTTCTTGGAAATTGCGTTGACACAAATTCTCATACATAACTCCTTTGCCATTCACCAAAATACTTTGCTTCTGCTTCTTTTCTAGCCTTTACAGCATCATCAAAAACATCAAATCTTCCAATAGAAATGTTTTTATAATTAACTCGTATATAGGCTTTCCACCGTTGAGTTTGTTTTTCAAAATAAACACCACAAACTCCTGAACTGTTGTTTTTTCCAGAAGACCTGTTTTTTCCATTTTGAGAGTTTGTTGCTTCTCTCAAATTTTGTATTCTGTTGTCGTGTCTTATGCCATTGATGTGGTCAATTTGGTTTTTAGGCCATTGTCCATAATAAAGCGCCCAAGCAATCCGATGCGCTGAAATTCGTTTCCCTTTTAAACAAATTCCAACGTATCCATTGTTCATTTTGCAACCAGCGGCTTTCTTTTTGATGCGGCCTTTTCCCGGAGCAATCCAATGGATTTCACCTGTTTTACCATCAAAAGATAGGAGTGATTTGAGTTCATCAATATTCATGCTCCGAATTATGCCACAGATTTTTTGCAATAGCGTAAACAGCGATCTTTACTTTGCGTTCCATTTTTTTCCTTATGCTGAAGTTATTGTTTGCCAAGCCGCTCCTGTGTAAACACATAGTTTTCCAAGAGTGCTATCAAAAACTATGTAACCAGCAGAAACAGTCAAAGCATTTTTTTGAGTAGTTGTGACAACTGGAACCTGAACTCCAGAAGTACCATTAAGGACGATTGCCATCTCAAACCTCCGGCCATGCCTGGGTTGTAACCACTTCGATCAAAGCAGGGACATCTGCGCTGGCGGCAATAGCTGCGGTCAATCTGTCGCATTCTGTCAAGACGGCGGCGCGGTACGTTGCAGTCTCGGCAGGGATGTCTACGTTGCGCTCAACCTTGCGGATCACCATCCAGTCCGTTGAGGCCAAGAGTTTGTTGGTTGTTTCCTTTACCTGCGCCGTCCATGTGGATTGCAGCATGGTCATGTCTTTGGGATTGTCCACACCCCAATAAAACCGATCATCGTAAGGCGCAGGGTCAGCAACCTCTGTGATGCCGATGGCTTGCTTTTCTTCAAGCGTGGTCAGGCGCAGCCAGTTTGCGGGGTACTGGATGCCATCGTGCGTGAACGCGACATCCAAGGGCAGTGGGTTTCCGTTGAGCAAAAACATTGATTACCTCGCAAGAGAGATGTTGAATGGATTCTCCGCAAACGCGGCATAAATGATTGTATTTCCGTTGCCGTTGTCACCCGCATCTGTGCTTCGGATTTTGAATCCATTGGAAAGAATGTCAATCGGATACGAAGTGTCTTCCGCGTTTGCCAAGTTTGGATACAAAGCGTTTGCAGTTACGTTGTACGTTGAGCGGCTTGTGTCTTCAACAATCCAGTTTGCGATTGCAGAAGAATTTTTCAGGAGGATGTAACGGGGCCTAAACCCGGTGTAAATGAACGGGCCGTTGGCAGAAGCGTTACCCGTGTAGCTTCCAAAAGCAGAGAACCCTTTTACTGCGGCAAAACAGTAGGCAACGTATGTGCCCCCACTTGCATTTGTCAGGTTGTCAGTTCCAACACCAAACACGGATGATGTTGGCGCTGTGTTCCACACTGTTGCACTTGTACCAGCAGCACTTGTCAGGTTCAACCACACATAGTTAGGACTTCCACCCAAAGATGTGTGATAAACAATCCAGTTGTCAATTGCGTTTCTGTGCTTGGCAATAATCATGGATGGAGCAACACCCAACCCATGCCCAACAGTTGCATTGGCTCCTGTACCTGTGTACGTCACCACACTAAAACCTTGTGTAGCACCTACACTCACAGTAGCTGTGATTGTTCCTGATGTGTTGGAAGATGTTGTGCCAGCACCTGCTTGCCATTGCCAACCAACGTATGTACTTGTGTTTCCGTTATAACTGCCATCAGAGCCAAGACTAAATCCATTGGAATTGAATGCTGTCAATCCAGTTGGATCAGTAAATTCTGCGTTTGTTAAATCACTAGCAAGTGCTTTGGTAGCTCCGCGAATTGTATCCAGTAGACGATGGCTTCCAACAGCACTACGTATTTTTAACCACACCAAATCGGGGGAAAAAGAAACCCCATTTACAGTGTTTGCAATGTTTTGTGTGCTTCCATTACCTGTGTACAACGTAGCCGCCATGTACTTTGCACCATTTGCAATAGTAGGTGTTGGCAGATTCTGCGTGTTCAGTGCTTTGAAGCCTGTGGGCGGTGTGTAGGTGAATGGGCGCTGTCCGAAGTTGACGTAAAGTGATGGCCCGTTAGTCAAGGCCAATGGGAACAATTCGGTTTCTGTGGTTAGCGTGTATGTTGGAGTTGTACCAGAAGCTGGAGAGCCTCCTCCAATCCATGTGATGCTGCCACCACCACTTGCTGCATATCCAAGCCACAACTTTTTGTTGGTCATGTCAACGGCGACAGCAAGCGTTCCATTGCTTCCGACTGTTGTTGTGATGCTTGTGTCTGCACCTGGGAGAATGGTATAAAGATTTGAGCTGGCGTTGTAAAGATAATATGTACGAGCGCCAGAAGTACTTGAGTTCGTACCAAACGAATTTACTGCTGCCTCTCCTAGACCGAACCCTTGAATTGTTGAGCCAACAGTTGCTTCAAAATAATAAGCGCCACTTGTGATGCTCATTGTTGCTTTACGCATCGTATTTGCGGCAGATGCTGATGCTGTTAAGTTTCCATCTGTACAAGTAGATGAGGTTGTGCTTGGATTCGGAGCAACAGTGTTCAACACACAATAATTCCCACGACCATTACCACCATCAGGATATGGTGTAGGAACATCCAACATGGAGTCATACGTCACACCAGCAGTCACGCTGATGTTGTTGGGTGTCCAGTTGTTGCCGTTGCCAGAATAGTCCTTGCCAATGGCAGCGGCTGTTGCTGCGCTGTTGTCGCTGAAGTTCAGATAGAAGCCATTGGTTCCGTATGTGCCTGTGTATTTCTTGGGTTGCCATACACCAGTGATTGCGTTGTTTTCACCAAAGCTGGAAGGTGTGAGCTGTGTGCCAGAGATGTGATTGATCTCGGTGAGGTAGCCATCCAAGTAGTTGCCAGTGGACTCGCGGCCAATGTCGTGCGCGTAGGAATTGCTGTTCCACGCAAGGCTTGTGTTCTGTGCCGGGTAAGTTGCAGTTCCAAATGCAGTCACCTCAACGCCATTCACATACATCCTAGCGCGATTTGATGATGTGGCCTGTGTGGTGTCGATAGCAATCACAATGTGATACCAAGCAGACGGGTCACGATAAACAGCTGTAGTTGTCAGGTTTAGCACATCGGAACCAGCGTTTCTGCCAAACACACGAAGCGTGTCTCCAGACAAAAAAGCTAGTGTAAAAATGTTTGTGCTGGCTGAGTTAATACCAACAATCACTTGTTGCGCAGAAATCACGCCACGTTTAACCCACGCACTAATGGTAAATGTCTGTTGACCAGAAGAACTTGCTGGAGTCCGAGTGAAATAAGCAGACGCACTAGAGCGCAACCGCACAGAACGGCTGATCTGATAGCCGCCACCAGCAAGCAACAAAGAGTTAGCAGAGCCTGGAACAATCATTGTTTAACTCAGGTTGGTCAACAGTTGAGCATCAATCCGTGTGGACGACTGCACAACGTAAACAAGCACATCCACAGCAGATGCCGTGGTCGTCAAAGTAGGAGCAGCACCATTGGGAAACTTCCAATAGCTGCCATAGGCCAAAGTACGAGAACCCGTACCGTCTTGAGTAATGAAAATCACACCAGACTGACCAGCAACCAAGTTTGTTGGGTTTGCCAGTGTGCGGTTACCCCCAAGAGTCACGCTGAAGTTGTTTGACGCTGCAAAGTCAGGAGTGATCGTGGTTCCGTCGGTCAGGGCGCTTACTGCGCCTCGTTGAGCAACAGAAAAGGTCTGAACAGAATCTGTTCCTGCCAGTGTGAAAGAGGCATCAGGGACGGTTACAGCACGGTTTGCCGTAGGTGAGGCCGTGAAGGTTGAGGTGTAAACGGTTGAGCCGCCATTGAGTGCGATTGCCATGTTCTTTCCTTAAAAAACCACCCACTGTTGACCAGAGGCAATAGTGACTGCAATCCCGTTTGCCACTGTAACCGGGCCAACAGAGAATCCGTTTGTCCCGGTATCAATAGTGTAGTTGGATGATACTGTCGTATTGTTCATAAAGATACCATTGCCAGCAATCGGAGCACTTACCTTGAGTTCACCAGTGCTGGGTTTGTACAGCAGTTTGGAATCACTTGTGTAAATACCAGCAGGGCTTCCTGATGTCGCCCCAAGCAAAGCAGGGTAAATGTTGGTAGATGTTGATGTGTCGTTTGTAATTGCAAACGATGCGCCAGCACCTGTTGGGCCTGTTGGGCCTGTTGTTCCAGAACTACCTGTAGGCCCTGTGGGTCCATTTGCCCCGGCAGAACCTGTAGGACCAGTAGGGCCAGCAGCGCCAGCAGATCCGTTTGCACCCGTAGGTCCAGTAGGTCCGGCAACAGTTGAATCTGCACCAGTTGGGCCAGTGGGGCCGGTCAAACCAGTAGCTCCTGTCGGGCCAGTTGGGCCAACAGCGCCGGTCGGGCCAAGCTGGGTGTACATCACCTGGGTGGCCGTGAAGATAACGCCAGGAATGGACGGGGAAACAGGGGATGTGCCAGCAGGAACGGATTGGATGGAAACGCCCGTGTTGTCGGTTGCCCAGACCATTTCAATGAAATCGCTGGCCGCAACCTTCAGCACATAGTTGACGGTCATCAGGCCATAGCCATCCACACCACCGTGTTTTTGCTGAATACTGAGCTTGGTGTCGCTGTCAGGAATGTCGCCAGTGCTTCCGCTGTCGTTCTTACGCAACCACACGTTCACATCGTGAATTTGGGTGTCGGTGTTGACGAACTGGATCGAGAAGGTCAGGCTGTAAACACCAGCATAGGTGAAAGTGACCCGGCTTCCAGAAACCACGCTCACTCCGTTGTTGTCAACGTCTGCGCTGTTCAGGGTAATCGTGTAATCAGTATTGGCCGCAGCAGCAGTCTGGTCGGTGGTGTCCCAGAAGGAACCCCAATAACCCAATGAGCCACCAGCACCTGTAGCACCAGTTGCACCTGTCGGGCCGGTCGGGCCGGTCGGGCCTGTAGCGCCAATAGACCCTGTTCCACCTGTCGGACCTGTTGGGCCTTGGATACCTTGGATGCCCTGAATACCTTGAATACCTTGCGGTCCAGTCGGGCCAATGTCACCTTGAGCGCCAGTCGGGCCAGTCGGGCCTGTAGCGCCAGTGTCGCCAGTAGCGCCAGTTGGTCCAGTAGGGCCTTGGATGCCCTGCGGGCCAGTGGGGCCTTGAGGGCCAACAATCTGACCAGCATCAAACCATGCAGAACCGTCCCAAACCCACAAGTCACCATCAGCGGTGACAATGTAAGCATCATTGGGTTGATTGCCAGATGTGGGAAGGTCGCCAACGGTGGGGACTTCACCCTTCAGGTTGATGGATGTGCCTTGGGGGCCAGTAGAACCCGTTGGACCAGTCGGGCCAAGATCACCTTGGGAACCTGTTGGGCCAGTCGGGCCGGTCAGGCCAATATCGCCCGTAGAGCCAGTCGGTCCGGTGGGACCAGCAACGCCCTGAATCCCCTGGATACCCTGAATCCCCTGTGGACCAGTCGGACCTACGTTTCCCTGGTCACCCTGAGATCCTGTAGGGCCTGTCGGGCCAACAACCCCTTGTGAACCAGTAGGGCCAGTAGGTCCGGTCGGGCCTTGAGTGCCTTGAATGCCTTGTGCGCCCGTGGGGCCGGTGGGGCCAGTGGCTCCCTGAACACCCGTGGGGCCAGTGGGGCCAGCAATACCTTGAGGGCCAGTGGGACCAGTCGGGCCAATCGGGCCAGTCGGGCCAAGTTCATAGATCGGCCCAGGCTCAGACCATTCCAGCGCGGCAGGGTTACGGGAGTTGACCAGCGCAATGGACAGCCAAACGGGGTTTACAGGGTCCACAATGGGCGTATTGGACCAGCCTGTGGGTGGAGTACCCACATTGGTCACAAAGTTCCAAGAGCCGCCTGTAGGCGTTGCAGGTTGGGTTGCCGACTCTTGGAAAATCAGCCACTCAAAGTAAGTTCCACCGTACTGGTTGGTTTGGTTGCCGTACAGGCCGGTTGTCTCGGTTCCTGGCGCTGCAACAACTGATCCAAGGGGGCTTTTACCGTACAGGCCAGTGGATTCTGTCCCAGGTTGGGCAATCAATGCTCCAGTGCCGCTATTTCCATACAGGCCGCTAGTTGCCATTGTTTACCTCACTTGAAGCTGTAGCGATAGTTGCGGGGCTGGAACTCGCTCGTCAGATGCTGGTCGCCACCTCTCCATTTTCCTTTGTAATTCTGGTCTTCAATGAGGCCATACGAATCATTGAACCGGGCATCCCATTTCTGGGCTTCTTCCACGTTCTTTGCCTTGTCGTAGTAGGCCCACAACGTACCGTATAGGTAGCCTTCAGGGAAAGACGCCAAAACCGCATTGTTCTGCACGATGGGGAACAGTTCATCGTCAGTCGGGCCAAACAGGAAAGGAAAAGTGCGTTGGTAATAGGCTTTCATCACAGTGCCTTCACCAGGATTGGGTGTAAACACATAATTCGGACCCACCTCGGAGAAGGAAGCGCGGATCACTCGTGGCACGCCAAACGGACGCACATAAAGCTGGTCAATCATGCGGCGACGGATGATCTCTCGGTCGCCAACACGGTCGTAAATGATCCAAGGGCCAAACCCGGTAGCCTCGGGAGGAGTGTCTGCCCCAGGTGTCTCTTGGAAGAACAGGATGGGAAAACACATATCTGCTGGAATCGGGGCCATGCCCTGAGAATCGGTCACCAGAACCGATGGATCAAGCAAATCGTAAGGATTTGTACGCAGAGCAGGTAGCTCGATAGTACGCATTTTCAGTTCTGCCAACTGAATGGAGGCCAAAATCGCCGCTGTGGAGGCCGTGGGCATCACCAGAATCGTCAAAGGATAGTCTTGGTCTGTAAACGTGCCGTCAGGATCGCTTACCGTGATGGTGGTCGAGGTCATCGACAGGATGGTGACAAAGTTGTTCAGCAGACTTGTGCCGATGAAGTCACCCACCACAAGGCGGTTGCGGGGGTCAGTGGTGACCGTAATGACGCTGGTGGTGGAGTTGAAAGAGCTTGCCGTGATGCCAGAAGAGACTGGAATTGCCCCCACCCACTGTGCCACTCGACTTACCAAAGCGTTAGCGGATTGAATGAACAGGGACATGGCGGTTCCTTACTTTGTCGGTATGGCAGGATTATAAGGAAGTGGGATTTTTCCGCTAGGGTGGCAGACGAAATCTGAATAGTATTCGTTGACAATCGCGTAGAAAAGAATCTTGTCTTCCTTGACCTGTTTAATCAGTTCCCAAGGGCGGTTGCTGAACCACTTGGAACTGATTTCATGGGCAAAACATTTGGGTAGTTCCATCGCGTGGAACGTACCTGCGAAAAAAGGGTTGTCCGTGCCGTGTTCTTTGTAGAACTCGCGCATGGATTTGCAGTGTTCACGAATGGCATCGACATTTCGCTGTTCGTACTGAACATAGCGATTGCCGTCTTGAGCGCCAACCGTGTACTTGATGTTGGGTGTGTCAAATACCTGTTTCCAAGTACCTGATTTGATGTCGTTATATAGCTGGTCATTTTTCCGAACAACAGCTTCTACACCTGCCTCCAAGTTGCCTTTGAGGTAGTAGTCTTCGTTGATCTTGGCTTCTTCGTTGTTCAGGTTCAATTCCATGCTTTACTCTTGCAATAGTTAAAGTGAAAACGATAAATGTTGGGCAAATGACCTTCGTAACCACAATGAGGACACACAATAATTTTTTGTGATCTTTCTGTGGCTGCTTTAGACATTTTTTCAATGTGTTCGGCTGATTTTTTCTTTCCAGCTAACGACTTTGAAATTTTTTCGCTATGTTCTTTTGAATGAGCTTTTCGTTTGATGCCTTTTTGAGCATCCCGAATTTTCTCTTTGATTTCATCAGAAAGAATTGCGCCTTTCCTTGGTGGCGTACGCAACTTTAATTTCTGCTTTTGCTCATCAGTCCAAACATAACCAGAGCACCCATCACCACCATCAGTTAGATTACACAATACGGTCAAATCACGAAAGCATTCAATTAAAAATTTTTCGTGTGTAAAAGCATCTTCCTCTGTAGGCCAGTCAGCAAAAATTTCTACTGTGTATCCATGTTTGCCAACAATATTGCGCCAAAAATCAGAACGACTGTCTTTTTCGTGCGCTCTATTACCCTTCCCTTTTCCAATGTAGAAAAGCTCTTTGGAATCAGCTTTGTAATGACCGTATGTGTAATACATCTTGTCACTTTATCAGATTAGCCCCGAAGAGCTAACCTGATAACGAGTACTTTAATACTCAAACAAGATACCGCTTGACCTGAGTCGAAGCGCGGGGAGTGGTCACCACGTCGCCAACAGCAGTCAGGTCAGCCAGAACGCCCACACCTGCGGGGTTACGCACAATCAGCGTACCTTCCATGATGTACTGGTCCAGCGAAGCGTCAGCGTTGGAGAACACTTCGTTGTTGGGGCCAAGTTCACGCAGCGAACCCCACTGAACCACGTCGGGGTTCAGGAAGAGAACTGCGGTGTTGGTCGAACCAGTCTGGTCCATCACCCACGAATCGTCGATCTGATAGGTGTAGTTGAAGTCACCTTCGTAAGTACCAATCGTGTCGCCTTTGTCAGCGGGGTTGAAACGGTTGATCGAACGAGATTGGGGGATGTTGGTGCTGACAGCAGTACGCATCGAAGTCGGGACCACCATGTTGGTGATCTTGGCGTTGAAGCGTTGTTCAGCAACAGTCACCAACTGCTTGTACAGCACGGGGCTGAACGGTTGCAGGGTGTTCGTGCCAGAGCCAGTGGTGAAGTAACCCAGGCCAGCGTTGGACAACAGACCGTTGAAGGGAGTGTTGGTGTCCACGGCAGAGGTCGTGTCATCACTGTCAGAAGCAGCCAAGTTCAGCACGGAAGTGCCGTCAGTGGGGTTGCCCGAACGAGTGCCAGCAAAGGCAAACAGCGAACCAAAACGGCGACCGTTGTTGGGCGATGTTCCTTGAGCAGAGTCTTGACCGCTGTACTTGATCGAAGCGCCATCAGCACGCAGCATCTGGAGTTCAACGTCGAACATGATTTCGGTCAACTGCTTGACTTCTTGGTAAGCCTGGGGATCGCCACCAGCCTGTTCAACAGCGCGGGCAGTGCCGGTAGCGCCGATCACAGTGGTGAAAATCTGAGTGTAGTTACCAATGTTGGCGCGGGTGTTGCTCTCAGACTGGCTGGAAGTAACGGAAGCACCTTCAAGTTTGGCGTTCAGGGTGGGAGTACGGAAGTAATCCACGGGCCAAATGTGCAGAGTGGAGTTTACTTTGCGCTTTTTGGACATAGCCATGTTCGTGACCGGGGTGCGGTCCTTCACATAGTTGGAAACGGTCAAGTCCATATCCTTGACCACGATGTCGGTTTGATACGGGCCGTTGCCGTTACCGAGGTTTGCAGAGGTAATTTGTGCCATTTGAAAAACTCCTGAATTATCGACGGCGTGTCTTGTTTGCCGCCAACATGGTTGCTAAAAGATCGCGCTGTGCTCCCTTATCCCCGGAAGCGGCTTTCTTTTGAAGTTCTTCTGTCTTGTCGGCAGGAACGGTCTTGGCTTTTGCCACAGGTTTACTGACCGCAGCCAATGAACCACCAGCATTTCGCACTTTAGGGCCTTCTCGGAATTTCATACCGTCCCGAATCAGTCCCAAAATGTATTCGTCACTGGACAGCAAATCAATGTTTTGCACACCAGGAACGAAAGAGCCAGAAGCGCCTTTCCATTCTTTCGACAGCTTGTCACGAAGCTCGGTAAACACAGCTTTGTTTGACAGTTCTTTGTCAGCAAAACTCTGCCGCGCTTTCTCCAGTTGTTCTTGGACATACGCAGATCGCTGCTGATAGAACTGCTCAACTTTGGGCCGGTTCGCCTGAATAAACTCGGACTTTTCTTTGATCAGTTGGGCGTTCTGACGGATAGCCGCTTCTGCCTCACTACGCTCGATTTCGTTCGTAGCCCGATCTCGGATTTGAGTCCATTGCTGGTTGTACTGTTGGAGTGTGATCAACTCGTCGGCAGCAGTTTGAAGCTGCGGCACAACGGTCAATTCCAGACCAATCTGCAAACCATCAAGTTCATTCCTGCGCTTTGCCTCGTACTCTTCAAATTCAGCTTTTTCGAGTTTAAGTTTGCGCGAATTCTCATCAATGTCGCTAGTCTGACCAAGAAGAGTTGCCGCTTTTTTAGCCGTAATCTCAACAAAACCACCTTCGGCGTTCTTGTTGGGAATGCGAATCTTCAAATTCGGATTCTCTTCAGCGAATGCAAAGAAATTTACCGGCTCACTAGCTCCATCGGAGGGTTCCTCGGCGGTTTCTTCTTCCGCTGTTTCTTCAGTCTCGCTTGCTACATTTTCAGGTTCAGCTTCCTCTTCGGGAGCCGCCTCCGGGGATTCGGCTTTCGCCTCTTCTTGTCCGGCTGGTGGTTCTGCGCTACCTTCAGGCTGCGGATTGTTGCGCCGGTTGGCGGCAATCATGGCAGCAATGGTATCTACAGGGTTAACACCAGTTTGCTCGTTGACGGTCGGTTGTGCGATAACGTCTGACATATCTTATCCCATTTCGTTAAGTTCGGCTCGTTTGTGAGCCACCTTAGCGAGATATTCCTGCTGTTCGATGAAAAGCTGAAAATCTCGCACCCCAGCAACATAGTGTCCGTTGCGAATTCTTTCCAAATCGTCTTTGCAATCCTCTAATTGAGTCAGCAAGGAAAAGCGGTACAGGTTGAACATCAGGGCAAAGTCCTGATTCCTCAACAATCTACTCGCTGCTTCCCCGTTCTCAATCACTAGGGTGCGTCGGCTTACATCGGCTCCTTTCTCCGTGTCCCTTACGGACGTTCTGCGGTTAAAAAATTCCCTAATCTTTGTCAATAACATTGCTTTCCTTTCAATCAATCTCTACTGCTCTCAACTTTCCAGCTTTAGCGGCCATAGCTTCAAACATATTGTCCGTATCAATGTCTTCAGCCTGTTTTGCCATGAGGCCAGCGTGAGCCATTGCTTCACCAGATTTGGCCTTGTTGAGTTCAGCCTTGGTCTGCTGTTCTTGAACCTCGGGGCTGGGGCCTTGCTGTGCCTTGGCTGCAAAGACTTTAGCGGCTTCTTCAATGGTCGGCAAATAGGCGTCCACATCCTTGACGCCCAAAACGCGCAAGGTGTCCTCAAACGGGCGACGAGCCTTGAAGAACAACTCGGGAACGCTGGGGTCCATCTGAGCCAAAACCTGGGCAAACTGCACTTGGGTCTGTTGGATCAGTTGCTGGCGGGTCAGGCGGTTTTCGTCCGACAAGAAACCCAAGGCCAGATCAATGTTGATCATCTTGCGGTCGATGAACTCAAAGTTCTCGACAGACTTGGCATCTAGGAAAGGTTGGCCGTTCAGGCACACATGGGCCAATTGCTGAATGTTGTAGTCATCAGCGTACTGAACCAAGGTTTTCCAGGTCAGGTAAATCACATCGCGCAGACCAATGGCGCAGTTCTTGACCATCTCATCTTGGATCAACTGGTTCGGACCCATTGCCAACTGGAGCTTGAAGCCGCTGTTGCCATCCTTCATCACTTCAGGATTCAGAACGTCGCCAGGGCTGGTCATGCC